ACAAGCAAAAAAAAATTTTATAGCATCTCATCTAAGAACTATGAGGGCGAACTTAATTAAAGATATAAATCCACATAAATATCTAAAACTTAATAATGAATGGGTACAAGTGTGTACCGATATGGCTGAGATGTTTTATGTTTTAGAAAAAAAAGAAACACGCCATAAGTTTATCCAACTTCCTTTATATGTGTACAATTTTCATAATTCAATAAGATATGATACGAGTTATGTGCATAAAGACAAGGAAAAAGGTGTGCGTGAATATAGAAAGAATGTCATGGAGTTTATAAGTAATGCTTCCCGAGATTAAGATTCTATCTTTGCCATCCAGCATAAAACGTAGACAATTTATGGATTATAAAATGTCTCAATTGAATATATCTCGATATAATTATATCGACGCTATAAATGGACATAATCTTAGAGAATATTTATTATATGAACAATTTTGTAAAAAAAACAAAATCAAATTATTAACAGGGGAAGCCGGTGCTTATGGATGCTTAATGAGTTACAAGAAAATATTTAATCAACAAAAAGATTCAGTATTAATTTTAGAGGATGATGTTTATTTTCACGAAAATTTTCACCATACTGCAAATAAGCTAGACTATCATAATTTTGATTTAATATACTTTGGTTATAATAACTATAGACTTTCAGACAAACAAATTTTTGCTATCAAAAATAATCAGCCCCTAATCCCCGTAGAATCTGATCGTAAATATATTACTTGTGGCACTTATGCTGTTTGGTATTCCATAAAGGCTATTAAACTATTGAAAACAATATTAGATAATATATGCAATGAAGATATTAGACCTATAGATCATATTGTTTGGTATGCAGCATCACAGCTAAATTCTATAATTTTAAATCCAGCATTATGCATAAGCGAGATTAGAGATAGTAATATAAGACCAGCAAGAGATACAGAAATGTTTTATAGGAATAGGGGATGTGCCTTAGAGAATTATCTACATATAGAAGAATATCCTCTATGGATGCGATAGATTAAAGATACTGCTTGACAACTACCGATAGATAGGATATACTGGGGTAAACACAGGAGGACTACAATGAGTTATTTAACAGGTTTGTCTACAAAGCGTTTTGAATACGTTTGGAATATGGTGCTTGATCTTAGGTCTACAAGCAGCACAATAGATAAGCAAAATATTATAGAAGATTACTGCATTGTTGATGATCGGTCATCAGTCGAACGAAAAATATCAGCAGAATTTACCAAAAGCATTTTGCTCTATACTTATCATCCATTGTGGCAATATAATGTCACCAGCGATAATATCAAGAAGAAGAAATCTCTGTGCGGAGAAAGATACGATACCATCTTTGATCTACTAAACGCACTAAAAAATAGAGATATTACTGGTCACGATGCTATTGGTGCAGTCAATACTTTTATTGACAGTTATCCAGATTATGAAGAACTTATCTTGTGCATTATAGATAAAGACCTAAAGACTAGGGCAGGAGACAAAATAATCAACAAGGCTATAGCAAATCATATTCCAGAGTTTAGTGTAGCACTGGCAGATAAATATGAACCTAAACTTGTAGATTGGAAAGATGGATGGTATGTATCTCGTAAACTTGATGGCGTTAGATGTTTGTGTATTGTTGATAATAACGGCAATCCTACTTTTTACTCCAGAACAGGCAAAGAATTTAATACCCTTGGCGTTGTTGCCGATGGCATTTCAGGTCTTGGTTTATCTGGTGTTGTATTTGACGGGGAGTTGTGCCTGCTAGATGAAGATGGTAATGAAGATTTTCAGGGCATAATGAAACAACTTAAAAAGAAAGACCATACAATACCCAACCCCTCATATAAAATTTTCGATGTAATGTCTCTGGATGACTTTAACAATAAAAAGGGTAAGACTCCACTATCTAAAAGGTTAAGTCATCTGGAAAGATATATGCAGAATAATGAGTGTCCGTGTCTAACTATTCTAGAACAAGAATATATTCTAGATGATGACCATTTTCAAGAATGGGTATCCAAGGCAGATAATTACGGCTGGGAAGGCGTAATGCTTCGTAAGAACGCTCCATATAAAGGCAAGCGGTCGAAAGACCTTTTAAAAGTAAAAACCTTTCACGATGCAGAATACGAGGTCTTAGATGTAGAAATGGGGCCGTTCAGATATGTCAAAGATGGTGCTGAATGTGAAGAAACAATGCTTTCTTGTGTATATATTAAGCACAAGGATTACCTTGTCAAAGTTGGTAGCGGATTTACTATAGAAGAAAGACAGGGTTTTTATCAAGATAAGAATAAGATACTTGGAAAGATAATTCAGGTACAGTATTTTGAGGAGACTAAAAACCAAGATGGTGGTATTAGTTTAAGATTTCCAACCTTTAAGTATTTATATGGCGAAGCAAGAACTACATGACAATATCAATAGAAGAATTTTATATACATAATAAAGTTGATGCAGATTTCGACGAGGTGAGTTATCTGATATCTAATCCTAGTGTTGTAGATTTTTATCAGCCTCATTGCAGAGATCACAATATTTGTGACAAACATCGCCTGTATTTTCATTACAGACTATATGGAGATAAATATACAAATTTTTCTATATCACCAAAAAATAATGTAAATTATATTCAATCAGATAATACGGTAAAATATATCTATCTTAGACCCACAAAAGGTCTAGCGAACAGAATATTCAATATAAATTCTTTTTATAATTTTGCTAAAACCTATGGTTTTAAAAAAATTAAATTGTGTTGGACTTCTAGTATAGGATTTTCCGAAGAAAAATTTGAAGATTTATTTGATGTAAGAAATATAGATCAAGAACTAATAGAGTTCATTACTGAAGATGAATATAGCGATGCTTGTAATCGTTTTTTAGTTTTGGATGAGGTGGTTACACAAGAACCCTACACATTAGAATACCGTTATCTGCAACCCGAGTATCAAATTGTTAACCATATTACAAATCAAACATTCTGCTACTCTTGGTTTGCTGCCGTAAACTACATATTTGAAGGTATTGTTTCCAATGAAAGGACATTTATTAGGTCTCTAAAACCAAGTAAACAAATAAAAGATAGAATACAATCTTATAATATTCCAGAGGATACAATCGGTATACATATCAGGCGAGGAGATTCTATGCGAACCGAATATGGTTATGCGTATGGAAGATCAACTGACAGAAGTTTCATTCAGGCAATAAATTCTTCTCAAACCAAAAACTTTTTCCTTGCTACGGATTGTGCTAATACAGAAAATAAGATAATTGATTCATGTCCAGATAAAAATATTTTTACCTACAAGAAGAAATTTAATTCTAACACATTAACCGAGAATGATAATAAGCCCCATCAGTCCGATGCTGTAGCAGAAATTTTCTTACTATCAGAAACCAAAGAAATTTATGGTAATGATTTTAGCACATTCGGTATGATGGCATCACAAATTAAAACGATTCCATTTACACCCATAACAATAAATAACTATCACCATATGTCTAGCAATAATTTACCACCATTATCTTTAACGGTTGGTGTAAAAAACAGATTTCAACAACTAAAAATCAGCTTACAATCTTGGCTAAATCAAGACGATATAAAAGATATAACCATTATAGATTGGGATTCTAAAGACCTTGATAAGCAATATTTAAAAAGTTTAGATCCCAGAATAAGAGTTTTCTCTTTTGCTGATAAAAAATATTATCATGTTGCAAAAGTACTTAATCAGTGTATCCAAAATGCAAAATATGATCACATTATAAAGATGGACGTAGATTACATCATAAACCCATATTATCAATTGAGTCAGTGGCTTGAACTAGATTGGGATACAGAATTTATGACAGGTTGCTGGACTCAAAAAATGATGGATAATAGTTTGGGGTTTATGGAATATCTACACGGACTTATGATATGCAAAAGGCAAAATATTACTAAGGTAAATGGATATAACGAAAAACTTGATGGATATGGCTGGGAAGATTCTGAATTATACGGCAGGCTGTATGAATCTGGATTAATAAGGAAAGTTATTCCGAATATGCCTAATTTTGTACCTATGTATCATAACCCACATATGGATTTCAAGCGTACAGAAAATTATAAA